AAGGACAAGGCTGCCGACTTTGAGCGCGACGCCAACCAGCTCGACGACAAGGTCTACCAGCTCCGTATGGAGATTGCGAAGAACGAGCAGATCATCGCCGGACTGTCGGCAGAAATTCAACACCTGAAGGAGACATCAAAGTGATCAAGATTGAAGTAACCGGCAACAGCATTGGCGAAGTCGCTGACAAGCTGCTTGCCATCGGCGGCAGCCTGCGCAACGCCGCTGTGACCACCGCCCCGCAGGCTAAAACAAAGATTGATCCGGTTATGCCCGAACTGCGGGAGGCCGCCGAGCAGGCACCTTCGGACCCTACCCCGTCGGAAGCTGTCTTCTCTGGGGAGACGGAAGCATCTCCGACTGCGCCGTCTGGGACGGAGCCGGAAACCCCGACTACTGGTGAGCCGCTCAACTTCGAGCTGGACGTCGCGCCGGTCGTGCTGCGCGCAGTGGCCCTCAAGACGAAGTCCTTCGTGCAGGACGTCCTAAGCGAGTTCGGCAGCGCGCGTGCGTCTGAGCTGGACCCAGCACGCTGGCCCGAGCTGATCGCCCGCCTCGAAGCCGAGATGGCCTAATGGCGCACGCGAAGCTCAGCCCCTCTGGGGCGCACCGCTGGATGGCGTGCCCCGGCAGCGTCGTCCTCGAGGCGGCCTTCCCCGATCAGAGCAGCAGCTACGCCGCTGAGGGCACGCTGGCGCACGAGATTGCGTCCGAGTGCCTGACTAAGGGCCTCTACCCTGCCGAGTTCGTCGGCACCAAGCACACCGTTGACGGCTTCGACTTCACCGTCGGGCTGGACATGTCGGCCCACGTCGCCGACTACATGGGACTGGTCCGCGATCTGGCGGAGGACAAGACCCTGTACGTCGAGAGCAAGGTGCCAATCGGCCACCTGACGGGCGAGGAAGGAGCCACAGGCACCAGCGACGTCGTCATCGTGGACGTCGCCAACCGGAACCTGTCCATTGTCGATCTGAAGTACGGCATGGGCGTGAGGGTGGAGGCCACAGACAACCCGCAGCTCATGATGTACGCTCTGGGCGCATTGGAGCTGTACGGCGTCCTGTGCGACTTCGACACGGTCAGCATGTACATCCACATGCCGCGCCTGAACTATGTAGGTGAGTGTCACCTGTCGACGGCGGAGCTGCTACAGTTCGCCTCTGAGGTGCGCATCGCAGCCGGTCACGTTCAATTGGCGCAGAGCCTCGAGCTGCGGGAAGACGACGACGTGTCGGACGGCTTCTTCAGCCCCGGCGAGAAGCAGTGCCGCTTCTGCAAGGCCAAGGCGACGTGCCCAGCCCTGCGCGCCGAGGTCGCTGAGATCGTCAGCGGATCGGCCACGCTCGAGGACTTCATGGCGGAGGTGCCGGACATGCAGACAGGCGACAACTACCTGTCCATGGCGATGGCCAAGGTCGGGCTGGTCGAGGACTGGTGCAAGGGCGTCCGCGCCGAGGTCGAGCGGCGTCTGCTGGCGGGCCAAAAGGTCGACGGCTTCAAGCTCGTGGAGGGCCGCAGGGGCAACCGCAAGTGGGCCGATGAGGCCGAGGTTGAGGCCCTGTTCAAGTCGTTCCGCCTGCGGGCCGACGACATGTACGATAAGAGCTTGATTTCGCCGACAAAGGCGGAGAAGCTGTTCAAGAGTAACCCCAAGCGCTGGGAGAAGGTCGAAGCCCTGACCTCGCGCAGCGATGGGAAGCCATCTGTGGCATTTGCCTCGGATAAGCGGTCAGAGATGACCGTCCACGCGGTCGCTGAGGATTTCAGTGACCTTTTTAAAACTGCTAACTGAGAATTGGATAAGACATGGCTGCTAAGACACAAATTCGTATCAAGAACGTAATGCTCGGGTTTCCCGCTATCGCGGAGCCGGAAGGCTACGCCGATGGAGAACCAGCTTATGGCGCAAAGTTCCCGATCAAACCCAACAGCGAACAGCACAAGGCCATTGAGGCCGCCATGCTGCAAGTCGCCAAGGAAGAGTGGAAGGACAAGGGCGAGAACATTCTCGAAAGTCTGGTTGAGGACGGCAAGGTGGCCTTTCTGAAGAAAGTCTACAAGTCAAAGAAGACCGGCGAGCCTTACGCCGGTTTTGAGGGCGCGCACTATCTGTCTGCTCGCAGCACGCTGACCAAGCCGTCAGTCTACAATGACTACGGCGACGAGCTGAAGACCAAAGCCGACATCGAGCGTCAGGCCTTCAGCGGTGCCGTTGTCACCGCTTCGCTCGAAATCTGGGCGCAAGACAACAAGTATGGACGCCGCATCAATTGCGTTTTGCGCGGCGTCATGCTGACAGGCGAAGGCGAGAACTTGGGCGGGGGCGGGTCTGCCCCAGCGTCGGCGGATGACTTTGCTGATTTGGCCAAGGCCAAGGCAGACGCGGACGACATCCTGTGAGCGAGGCGGGTCACAACAGCGCGGGCGAAGAGCTTCGTCTCCTGATCGAGCGCATCGAGCGCATGGAAGAGGAGAAGAAGGGCGTCGCGGATGACATCAAGGACATCTACACTGAGGCCAAGGCCCGTGGATTTGTCCCGAAGATCCTCCGCGAGATCGTCCGCATCCGCAAGATGTCGAAGGACGATAGGGACGAGCATTTTGCAATCCTCGAGACCTACGCTTCGGCTATTGGCTTGGACCTGCTTTAGGTCTATATAACCGGCGTGCTCGTCTCTCCCCTCGGGGCGGGCACGTCCTCCTTTCTGGCGAGCCGCGCGCGGGTGCGGGTTTGCTCCTGCGTTGCTGATACACGAAGCGCGCGGCTCACCAGAACGGAGGAGTATCAGCATGAAACGCACAATCCCACAAATCCGCGAACTGATCGCTGGGCTGACCGAGGAGAGCAAGACGCTCTCCCGTCGCCAGCTCTACATCGCCACCAAGATCGGCCAACTGGCCGAAGAGACGCGCCGCCGCAGCTACGAGCGTGCGCCAACCACCAGCCGCCGCGTGACGGCTGCCGTGCGCCTGTCCGTGCGCGTGATGGCCGCCAATGACCCAGACATGTCGCATCAGGCTCTGGCCGAGGCGCATGGCATCAACATTGGTCGCGTCAGCGAGATCCTGCACGGCAAGCGATAACCATGCCTGCTTACTATAACGAAATCGACCCTTACGCCGCCGCATGGCTGCGCAATTTGATCGACGCTGGGCATATCGCGCCCGGTGACGTCGACACCCGCTCGATAGAGGACGTGACACCTGATGACATCCGAGGCTACACCCAATGCCACTTCTTCGCCGGGATCGGCGTCTGGTCTCATGCCCTACGACGCGCAGGCTGGCCAGACAGCAAGCCAGTCTGGACAGGCTCCTGTCCGTGCCAGCCTTTCAGCGCGGCAGGCAAAGGCGCAGGGTTTGCTGACGAGCGGCACCTCTGGCCAGCTTGGCACTATCTCATCGAAGAGTGCCGCCCTCCAGTCGTCTTTGGCGAGCAGGTTGCAAGCAAGGACGGCCTTGGTTGGCTCGACCTTGTACAGGCTGACATGGAAGCAACGGGCTACGCCCTCGGGCCGGTCGATCTATGCGCTGCGGGCATCGGCGCGCCGCATATCCGGCAGCGCCTCTGGTTCGTCGGAGAGCGGCTGGCCGACGCCAACGACGCGCGACTACAAAGGGCAGAGCGGCTCTGGTCGTCAGGAGAAGAAAGGCGACCCATCGGACACACTGCCCAACGCGGCGGTGACAGCGGGCTGGCCTACACCGACAGCGCTGGAGCGCAACGCAGGGCCGGAGACGATGGCGAAGCGGCGAGACTTTCGCAAGCAGAACGCCAACCAGTCGAACGTGCCGATGTACCTGAACGAGGCAGCGCAGATCACGACGGACGCGCAGATGGCCGAAGCGATGGGGCATCGGGTGACGCCGCACGGCCCTGCCCGACTAACGGGCACTGGAGAGCTGCTGACTGGCTCTTCTGCCGAGATGGAAAGTGGCGGCCAGTTGAACCCGGCACATTCCCGCTGGCTCATGGGGCTACCAGCCGCGTGGGACGACTGCGCGCCTATGGTAACGCAATCGTCGCGCAAGCAGCCGAAGAAGTGATCGCCACGTACATGGCGGATGAAGCATTGGACTTGCTATGAGCGTCCTCTACCTCGATCTCGAGACCTTCTGCGCAACCAAGATCACCAACGGCGCGTACCGCTATGCGGAAGACGCCGAGGTGATGCTTGTCGCCATCGCGAAGGACAACGATCCTGTAAGCGTCTGGGACACGCAGGACGACCCGAGTTGGCGCGCTGCGCTCCAACATTACATCGACGCCGCAGACACGGTCGTCATCCACAACAGCAACTTCGACCGCACGGTGCTGCGCGAGCAGGGCGTCAACATCCCCGTCGAGAAGATCGTCGACACGATGGTGCTCGCCCTCCAGCACAGCCTGCCGGGGTCTCTGGGCCAGCTCTGCGACGTCCTGAACGTGCCCACCGATAAAGCTAAAGACAAGGCGGGTAAGAAGCTGATACACCTCTTCACCAAGCCGTGCCCCAAGAACTGGAAGTTGCGGCGCGCAACACGGGAGACCCACCCAGATGAGTGGACAGCCTTCATCGAATATGCCCGGCTCGACGTGGACGCGATGCGAGACGTACATGGACGTCTGCCGCATTGGAACGATAATGACTATGAGCGCAACCTTTGGCGGGTTGACCAAAGAATTAATGACCGTGGTATCGCCGTCGACCTCGATTTTGCACGATCCGCTCTCCGAGCTTTTGACCGAGCTTCAAGAACTCTGGCCGCTCGTGCGAACCATCTGACAGGCGGCAGCGTCACCTCGGCCACGCAGCGCCAGCGGCTGCTCGACCACTTCAAGGACAAGCTCAACTTCGAGCCGGAAGACCTGACCAAGGACACGCTTGGCAACCTGCTTGGCGGCGATCTGGACCCGCAGGTGCGCGAGCTGCTCGAGATCCGGCAGCAGGCCGCAGCGACCAGCCCCGCCAAGTACAACGTGCTGCTCAACGCCACGTCGCGCGACGGTCGCCTGCGCGGCCTGATCCAGTTCTGCGGCGCGGCGCGCACGGGGCGCGATGCCGGTCGGCTGTTCCAGCCCCAGAACCTGCCCCGCTCGCCTGACTGGTTCGACGACGTTGTGCAGGAGACGACCGTGGCCGCGTTCAAGGCAGACTGCGAAGACATCATCTGGGACAACGTCAGCGAGCGCTGCGCCTTTGGCGTGCGTGGAGCGCTGGTCGCGCCCATCGGCAAGAAGCTGGTCATTGCCGACCTGTCGAACATCGAAGGGCGCGTGCTGGCATGGCTGGCGGGCGAGGAGTGGAAGATCAAGGCCTTCAAGGCTTATGATCGCGGCGACGGACACGACCTGTACAAGGTGACCGCAGGACGCATCCTCGACAAAGATCCCGGCGACATCACGAAGACCGAGCGTCAGCTCCAAGGCAAGGTGCCCGAGCTGGCTGGGGGCTATCAGGGCGGCGTCGGCGCGTACCGGAAGATGGGCGGCGCGGTCTTCAACGCGATGTCCGACGAGGCCATCCAAGAGATCGTCACGGCATGGCGGCGGGCGCACCCGCGCACGCGCAACCTGTGGTACGACATGGAGGCGGCTGCGCGCGAGGCGATCAACAATCTGGGCGAGAGCTTCGGCGTGCGTGACCTGATCACGTTCGACGTCAAGCCAGACACGCAGGGCATCGCGTGGCTGCGCATGCGCCTGCCGAGCGGTCGCTACCTGTGCTACCCGCGCCCCGAGCTGTCGGACGGCGGCAGCATCACGCACGAGGGCATCAACCAGTACACGCGCAAGTGGGAGCGCCTCGACACGTATGGCGGCAAGCTGACGGAGAACGCCGTGCAGGCCATTGCCCGCGACGTCTTCATGTCGGGCATGCTGCGCGCCGAGGTGGACGGCTTTGAGGTGTGCATCCGCGTGCATGACGAGCTGGTCGCCGAGACGCCGGACGACCCGACGTACACGAGTGAGGGTCTGGCCGAGCTGATGTCGACCAACCCGAGTTGGTCTGCGGGCCTGCCCCTGTCGGCGGCTGGCTTCGAGACCCTCAGATATAGAAAAGAGTGAGAGTGACCCCCGCAGGCAAGCTACAGGCGCATCTCAAGCACGTCGTGCAGGGCAGCGGCGGTCAGTACCGCAAGGTGCGCTGGGAGGGCCGCAACGGCTGCCCAGACTGCTTTGTGTGGTGGACGTGGCCCCACGTCGCCTTCATCGAGATCAAGGCCTTTGGCGACCGCGTCAGCAAGGTGCAGGATCGCGAGATCGAGCGCATGCGCAACTACGGCATTCCGGTGTTCATCGTTCGGACGAACGAAGAAATCGACGAGATCGTGAAAAAAGTGCAGAAAGGGGTTGCAACCTGACGTTGCACTCCTTATGTGGGGTTCATCAACAACGCAGAAAGACACTGACATGACGAACACCGCCCGCCAAATCGACAACCTCAAGGCTGAAGGCCGCTACTTTGAAGCTGGCGTCCTCGCCCGTCAGTCGGGCCTCACCGACGACTACGGCTGCCACTTCGGTATGCGCTCGGAACTGGAGAAGGCCCGCGCTGAGTTCAAGCTGGGCTACTCTGCGGAAGATACCGTGGCAGTCTGGCCGCGCGGTTACGCCCACGAAGAAGGCACCTCTAAGTTCAAGGTTCCTGCTGGAACCGCCGAAGCCACCATCCTTCGCGAAGCCGCTAAGCGTTTCGGCGCGCTGGCCTCGATCAGCGGCATCAGCCGCGCCCGCCCGCCGGTCGCCCCTGTGACCGAAGAGCAAGCCGCCGCCTACAGCAAGCACGACAACAGCTAATCAGCAACGGGGGACTTCGGTCCCCCACCATCAGGAGACAACGACATGAAGACCAAACGCACCGAAGCCGAACTCAAAGCCATGGCCTACGCCCTCGCCGACGAGGTCGAGACCCGCGCCGACGCCATCTGGCAGCGCGCGCCGAAGCTCTCCTACGCCCAGTGCCAGAAGCTGGCCCTACTACAGATGACGAAATGAGCTTCAAGCCACACGACTACCAAGAGGAGGCCCTCGCGCACCTGTACAAGGAGCGCAGGGCAGCCCTGTGGATGCCGATGGGCGGTGGGAAGACCGTGACCACTCTGACGGCTCTGGAGGCCCTCTCCGTGGTCGAGGACACCTATCCGGCCCTCGTGCTCGCCCCGCTGCGCGTCGCGCGCTCTACGTGGCCTGACGAGGTGCTGAAGTGGCCTCACCTGTCGCACCTGCGCGTCAGCGTCATCACCGGCACGCCTAAGCAGCGTCAAGCGGCGCTTGACACTCCGGCAGACATCTACACGACCAACTATGACAATCTCGTGTGGCTGCGCGGTGCGCTGGGCGATGCGTGGCCCTTCAAGACGGTGATCGCCGATGAGTTCACGCGCCTGAAGTCCTTCCGCCTGCGGCAGGGCGGATCGCGCGCACGCGCCTTGGGCCAAGTGGCGCACACGCACGTCAGCCGCTTCATCGGCCTGACGGGCACACCCGCGCCGAACGGCGTAAAGGATCTCTGGGGGCAAATCTGGTTCCTCGACAAGGGCGAGCGTCTGGGCAAGACGTTCAGCGCCTTTGAGCAGCGCTGGTTCCGCAAGGGCTATGACGGCTACAGCCTCGTGCCTTACGAGCACACGCAAACGGAGGTGGAGAATAAGCTCAAGGACATCTGCCTGACCGTGCGCGGCCTGCCGGTGGACGAGCCGATCAGCACCCCGATCTACGTCGACCTGCCGCCAGCCGCGCGCAGCACGTACATCGACATGGAGCAGGAGATGTTCGCGCAGATCGGCGAGGAGGGCGTAGAGGCCGCCAACGCCGCAGTGCGGACGCAGAAGTGTTTGCAGCTCGCCAACGGGGCGATGTATGTCGACGACGAAGGAAACTGGGAGGCGGTTCACGATGCCAAGCTGGAGGCGCTGGATAGCATCATTGAGGAAGCCAACGGTGCGCCCGTCTTGGTGGCCTACAATTTCAAGCACGACTTGGCCCGGCTACAGAAGCGCTACCCTAAAGGTCGGGTGCTGGACGCTGTACCTGACACGATCCGGCAGTGGAACGCAGGGCAAATCGGGCTACTTTTCGCTCACCCTGCATCGGCAGGACATGGTCTGAACCTCGCCGACGGGGGCAACATACTGGCCTTCTACGGGGTCAACTGGAACCTCGAGGAGCACATGCAGATCATCGAGCGTATCGGCCCGATGCGGCAGAAGCAGGCGGGCTATGACAGGCCGGTCTTCATCTACCCGATCCTCGCCCGCGACACGGTCGACGACCTCGTCATGGACCGCCTGACGTCGAAGAAGAGCGTTCAGGAGGTTCTATTGGAAGCGCTTAAACGGAGGAAGAAATGACAGACACTTGTGAGCACGGCAACCTGAACGACGGTCAGTGTATTGGGTGTATGGCCAAGAAGATTTTGCGGGAGGAGTTTGGCCCTAAAGCGATCAAGCGCCTGACCGGCGGATCGTCGGACTATTACAAGGTCGATGTCAGCAAGCCGACGTCTGGCGGCATCCCGTACACGGCGGAGTGCAACGACATCATCGAGGCGCTCAACATGGAGTACGACGTGGCCAACGCCTTCAAGGCGGCGTGGCGCGTGGCTGCGCTGCGTCAGGGGCGCGGCAAGCCGGGACAGGACAGCGCGGTGTACGACGGCGAGAAGATCGTCTTCTTTGGCAAGCGCATCATTGAGAGGGCGAAATGACGGAAGGCTTGGACAGCTACGAGCGCGTCCTTCAGGAACTCGGGATGCAGCGCACCCGCGAAAACTACCTGTGGGTCATGTACGACGGGGTGTTGCCGGACGAGTGGGACGAAGAGGCCGAGGAGCAGTTGCCCCCCGACCTTCGTGTTATTTGACCTGAAACATCCGACGCACGGGTTTCCCGAGCAGTTCGGCGATCTTGAAACGTGCTTCGTCTGGCGAACTGGACGTTTTCCAAATGTCGGCGATGGCGCGTTTCAATTCAGGCGTTTTACCTTCTTGGCCCCACAGATCGCGGACACCTTCCCACGTAGCGGACTGCACCTCACGCGGTGTGTCAAAGCCCATTTCCTTGGCAGCCAAAGTGTGCATGTCCGAAAGAGGACCGTACAGGCCCTTTGAGCCGGTGCGCGCCACGTCCGCCGCAGCAGGCGGCATACCCTTCCCAGATGGCCCGAGACCCATTGCGCGGTAGACAATCGGGTCGTTCCCGCCGCCGGGGAAGAGACTAGCCGCCCCCGCGCTGTGCGTGTCAATCGTTGAGATCGGCGCTTCGCTAAACGGGTTGGCGATGTTGTTGTAGAACGACGGAACTTTGCCGCCGCCGAGAAGCTGGGCGTTGATGTTTTCCATCGACGGGTTGTCCAAGATCGCCAGCGCCTTGCTGACGCTGTCGCCGCTGCCCCACGTCATGCCGCCATAGGGATCGCCGTACTCGCCTGACAGGTCGATCTTGCGAACAATAGGCGAGTTCCGCGTGGCGTCGGCCAGAGACACACGAGCAAACTTGTCGAACTTGTCCGTCAATTCCTCGTAAGGCATTGCGGCGATGCGCTCTGCGTAATCAGGACCGCGTGCGGCGACCGCACCGGGCAGCTTCATCGTGTCGATACGGTTCTGGATGTACCGGCGGGCTTCTGCGGGATCGGTGGCAAACTTGTCGCCGTACATATCCATCATGCGGTCGAGACGAGCCACGTTGATGTCCCAAGGCGTCTGCGGCGACGTAACCGCAGTCACGCCGTACCCAGCCTCTGGAGGGAGGCCAGCACGCGCTGCGGCACGTTCGGACACCATTTGCGCTGTCGGGTACCAGCCGCGCGCGGCATCGACTTTCTCAGCAGGCATGAGGTCCGTCATGATGAACTTCAGGTTGTCCGCTCCGCGACGAAGACCCTCGTCGTAGATACCCTCTGGCGAAGCGCCAGAGACGCCGGTCATAAACGGCTCCTCGGCAAGCATCGTCATGTTCTTCTCAAACGCAGCAGGAGCGGCTTTGAGCGCCTCCCCTGTCTGCACGAGGAGTTGCTCGTCTGGGTTTCCGTAGGCGGCGTAGTTCGGCGCGGAGGGACGCCGCGTGCTGACCATCAGAGGGCTGTCAGCCCCTGCCAGTTGCGCGGGGCGCGAGGGCTTCACCGCGAGTGCTGGTGCCTTTGTGGTGGCTTTTGGAGCGGCCTTGGGTGCAGCCTTCGCAACAACCTTTGCGGCGGGCTTTGCCGCCCTGACCGCTTTTGCGACTGGCTTGGCCGCTGCGGGGAGAACAGCCATGCCAATGTTGAGGTAGTCCTCCGCGCCGCCACGCCCGCCCACGATGTTGCGGCCAGACTGCTCGGTCGCCTTCGCGCCGGTCAGCCCTTCGACACCGCCAGACAGGCGCTTGCTGTACTCGTAGGCTTCACCCTCAGACATGCCGAGACGCCGCGCCAAGGCGGCGAGAGGCGCGTCGAGGACGTCGTAAAGCGTTTCCATAACGCCGGGTTTGCGGACGGACAGGGACTGGCCCTTTGTGATCCTCCGCTTCTCGGCGTTCTTTTTACGAACAGACAAACTTCCGCGACTTCCAGACATCAGCCGTACTTCCTCATGAGGTTCATCAGGCCGCCACGGTACATGGCCTCGGGCGGCGGGCGGGTGATGTCTTCGCTGTTCTTCACGCGGCGGCCAGTCTTCGGCTCCAAGTACGTGTCAGTGCTCTCATCGTACACGAGTTCGTGGATCGTACCGTTTGCGCCGGGGATGCGGATGGTCTGAGCCATTGGCGCAGCCTCCACCCCTGCGGCAGGCATCTGCGGTGCTGGCAACGCGCTGACCCGCATCTGTTCCGGTGCTGCCACTGCACCAGCCGTCGGAGACAGTTGCTCCATGCGCGTCATGGCGTAGTCTTCAGGCGTCTGGTCCGACGGGCTGAGTTGACGACCAGCTTCCGACCCGAGATACCGCAACGGCACCTTGTACTTGTCCATCAACTCGCCAATCGCGTTGATTGGGGCTGGACGCTTTCCGGCGAACACCGCAGGCAAGACGTCGCGCACGACAGGCGCGTTGGCCAGCCCGATTGCGGCATTCGGCAACAAAGACCACGGCGACAAAAGTGCGCCGCCGCCCGTCACGGTAAGGCCACCCGCGAGGCGTTCAGTTGTGCCAGAACTGGGCAAGACGTTGCCTAAGACGTTCTGACCTGCCTCGGCAAGGCGCTGCCCCTCCATGTCACCCTCAACGAATGCGCGGGAGCGGTTACGCGTGTCGGCGGCCCGTTGGCGGCTCAAGATTTGCGTCGGGGAAAACTCACCCGGCCTGTTGCCCGCCATCTTCGCGGCTTCTTGCGCCTGAGCAAGCAGCGCAAAGCCACGGTCGGTGTTGTTGAGCATATCGACCACTTCGGACGGTGAGCGACGGCGGGCAGCGTTGTCGAGGATAGCTTGCATGTTTTCAACGCCGTCGGCCATTTCTTGGTTGCCAGACCGAGCAAAACTTTCGCGCCGCTTTTTGAGAAGGCTTTGGAGATCTTTGTACTCCCCGCCGTCAATAGGATTGGCCGTGCGGCGCTTCAATTGATCGTCAAGAAGCCGCTTCAAGCGGGAGGCGTTCTCCGCCGAAAACGTGACGCCGTCGTTGATTTGCGTCTCCAGCATGGCAATGTCGTCAAGCAACTCTTGATCCGGCGCGACAGACATCTGAGCGCGGATGGTGTCGTACTGGTTGTCGAAGGCCTCACCGATTTTCTTCATCCGCGCGTGCGGCTTCAGGTCGTTCGGAAGCTGAAAGCCGATGTATTTGCCTGCCTGATTAAGGTAGGCGGTGCCGAAGTCGTTAAATGCGCGCTTGCGGGCGGCGATGCCGATGTCGCCACCACCGATAAGCATACGAGAGGCAGCCTCTTCCGTCTGATCGAAACGACCGCCGATGGTTTGCGCGGGCGTCAAACGCACGCCAGCCTCACGCAGGATTTTAATATCCTCGTCAGGGTTTGGCTTGAGCACACGTTTCACGACGCTCGGCGCAGCAGCGCCCATGCCGGAGAAGAGCATGTTGGTGGTCGCGCCAGCTATGCGGTCGCCCTCTGGTGCGCCGGTATAGCCTGTGATAGCGCTGTAGGCGGCGTCGGAAAGCAATTCAGCTTTTGGCGCGGACGTGCCCGCCAGCTTTAGAAGGCTGCCACCCCCAGTGGTCATGGCGAGGTTACCGGCAAGTTCGCCTATGCCGTACGCCAGTCCGTTTTCGTCGCGGACACCTTCCGTGCTGCGGCCAATGTCCTCGCTCATCATCGCGGGAATGCCCATCGTCGTCGCGTTAAACACACCTGTGGCTGCGGCACCGGGGGCTGACAGCAACGCCTCGTTGACGCCGCGCTCTACAGCCGTCAGCGGGCGTTCGGCAGGCGCAGCGCCGCCGTAACGAGCGCCGCCCAGAATAGCGTCAACATTGCGTTTCGCTTCTTCTGCGCTGATCCGACCGGGATGGTTAAGTTTCTTTGCGGTGTTGTTGAAGAACGCTTCAAAGTCTTGCGCGTCGAGGTTCTTGCCCTTGGTGTTGACGTACTCAATCAACGCCGACTGGAACTCCTTGGACGCAGGAACCGTCGTGCTTTCGGCACCAGCGCCAGCTACGCTGTCTTTTGTGGCCTCGTTGACGGGGCGCTGTTCTTTCGCGTTGATGCCGGGGATTTCAAAACCCTGTGCGGCGAGATCGAGTTCCGCCTGCCGCGCACCCGGACCAGCTTCAGCCTTCAGGCCGTTGATGGCGAGTTCACGCGCCTTGCGCTTCTGCTCGACTTCCTCCGGCCCAGCATCGGGCTGGGGGAAGTAGATGCGATACTGCCGCTCGAACTCATCTTTTCCGATGGCCGCGCCGCTTTCCAGACGCAGCGTTGCGGCGATGAAGTTCTCAACGGCGCTGCGGTATGCGTTGCGCTTATCCGAGGACATGGCGTGCGTTATGCTAGGCGCGTTCTGGTAACCGAACTGACCGATCATGCTGTCAGGATCGAGGCCGAGACGGTTAAGTTCCAGATTTGACGAGAGTGTGCGGCGGTAAAAGTTCGAGGCTTTACCCTGCCCCTCTGTCAAAGGTGTGGCAGAGGCTTTGAGCCGATCAACTTCAATCCGCGCCCTTTCGAGGTCGAGTTCGGCCTTGTCCGCCTTGGCGCGGTTTTCGCGGATTTGATCGGCGGAGGTCGCTACCGCGATATTAGCGTCGGCTTGCTTCCTCGCCGCATCAGCACGGCGCTGGGCGTCAGCGTACCTCGCCTCGGCGTCCCTGATCGTCTGCTCTGAGGTTGCTTTAGCCGACGGCTGCGTTGGTTTGGCATAGGCCGCGTAAGGATCGGTAGCCATTATTTGATCTCCATCTCACGACCGTCAGTCGTGAAGAACTTCATGCCACGGTTCTTCGGGTCTTTTGCGTACTCGGCAGCTTGTTCAGGCGTCAGAGTAGGGGGTGCGCCCTCCGCTCCGGGGCGCATCACCCACCGCTTTTCGCCCGCGTCCCACACGGCCCCAGAATATGGGTTTTTCGGCTTATTGTACTGCGCCTGCAACCGCTGGAGGTCCAGTGCGCTCTTGATCTCAGCCTGCGTCGCGCCCATGCGCGCCATCTGGAGCTTCTGCATATCCTCAGCGCGTGCCTCTTCGGCGTCACGCTTGGACTTCTCGAACTGCTGGAACACGGGCATGACGTTGCTCATAACGCCGCCGAAGCCGCGTGTGCTCGTCGGCGCGGCGAAGGCTGCCGACAGCGCAAACAGACGCTCCGATGCCGTCGGGCCGTAGCGCTTGGCCTTGAGCTGCTCGGCCAGACTATCGTAATACGCCTTCTGCTCTAGGCTCGAGCGCTGGATAGCGCGAGCGACGTCGGCAGGGTTCTGGTAGTCCAAGGCCATCTCGTCGCCCTGCTCCGCCGCCGTCAGGCCCCCGAGGGTCTCTTCGTCTTCAAACATGCCACCAACTCCAATAAACTTTACCCGACGATATTCGCGATTTCTTTGACGATGCCCGCCGCGCCAGTGAGGCCGCTTGCGATCTGCGACGCCGTCGAGGCGGGGTACTCAGGCCGGTACGACGTCGGCTGAATGCCGTACTCCTGCGTCGCCGTCGGGACACCGCCCGCCACGCCCTGCATCGTCCGCGTCATCGCGTCGATCTGCTGCTGCGGGTACGCCTGCCGTGCGAGGAAGTCCTCGCGGGCAATGTCGAGGTTCTGCTGCGCCAGACCCTGCTGCTGCGCGCCGATCTGCTGGAGCGCACCTGCGCCTGCCAGCTCCTGCTGCTGACGCTGCTGTGCGAGGTTGCCAAGCTGACCGGCTGCACTGAGGATGTTTCCGGTGTCTGCGCCGTATACGTTGGCCATCTGGCCACCCAGAGCGCCCATCTGCTGCCCTGCCTGCGCCAGAACGCCCTGCTGCTGGAAGCCAAGGCCGCCAGCCGTCTGGGCCAACTGAGCCTGCCGTGCGAGGTCGGCCTGCGCCAGACCTGCGGCCTGACCGTAGCCCTGCTGGAGCGCCTGCGACTGCTGCGCCGAGATGCCCTCCATCGTGTCGCGAAGGGCGCGGCCCATCAGCTCAGCTTGGCGCGTGCCGCCAAACTGACCCGCGCCAATCATCTTGTCGCTGATCGCGGGGAGAAGCTGCTCTTGCAGCGTGCGTGCGCCCAGTGCCCCGATCCGACCGACAACGGCGTCCTCGTATGGGTTCATGTACTGGTTGATGTTCTGAACCGCCGTCTGGCCAGCCTGCCCCAGATAGGGCTGCGCCATGTTCAGGCCCGTTGGTGCCGTGCTCTGCGCGGTGTACTGGCCCGACTGCTGAAAGGACGGCTGTGCGACGCCCATGGCCGAGCGGCCAAAGACGTCCTGCGTCTTGCTTGCGGCGGTGCCGAGTTCAGGCCGGAAGGAGAATGCGCCGTTGCGCGTCGCTTGGAAGCCTGCTTGCTGGTCAGGCGCAAAGTCTGCGACGCGCGGGATCGGCTTGCCCGAGGCGTCGACGTACTCTTGGAACGGACGCGCGGAGGCGGTGCGCTGGTTGGCGAGGACGTCCATCGCGTAGTTGGAGTACCAGTCAGGCAGCACCGTCTGCTTGGTGATGTCAGTCAGCGCAGATCCGGCGGGGATAGGCTGCCCCTCGGACATAAAGGATGTGGTGTCAGCCATTAGATACGTCCTCCAAGCATATACGCTTCGGGGTGTTTTGCGTTCACGCTGAACTTACCCTTCGCCAAATTCTTGCCCTTGTGTTTGCGGACCTTGACCCGCAGTTCGTCGAGTTTCTTCGCCCCCGCGCGGGACGAGCCGTCACCGAGTAGGGCGACCGTCTCGGCGTCGATAACATACTCGCCATCGGAAAGCACTGCCGGAATGTCGTCCGAGCGGCCAGTGCCGGGGCCTTCGACGGCGAAGCTGTCGCGGGACGAGCCGCGTGCGTAGCCCATCGCGCCGCCGTGCGACATGCCGGTGACCTGCTTGAAGGTTTCCTCACCCAGCGTGCCGGGTCCGAAGCCTGCGTAGGGCGACGTGGCGTTGCTCAGGTCTGCGCCTTCGGGGATGTCCATGGCGGGGCCGGTCGCGTAGCGATACCAGTCGGCAGTGGGGCGCGCGGCCAGCGGGTCCGTGCCGCCCGCAGTGCCGCCGAGACCGCCGACCGTGAACGCGCCTTCCGTGCCCGGCGTAGGCAGCTTGGCGGAGAAGATCGGGTTGAGCGCGCCCTTGCCGGTGTTGTACCTGCCCGTGCCAGCGCCACCCCCACCGCCACCACCTAGAAGGGGGATCAGTAGGCTCGCCGCCTTCGCGGCAGCGAGGGCTTTGTCGAGATCGGATTTTGGTTCGACGACCTTGTCGGTTACCTTCGGCCCAGTGCCCGCCAGTGTGCTGGCTACGTCAAGGTTTACGGCGAGAGACTTGTCCTCGAGGTCGACAACATCCTTCTTTGGCGCAGTCACCTTAATCTCGTCGCTAAGGCCAGCGTTAAAGTCCGGTACGACTGGGTTGATGCGCGTGTAATCGTCTTCAACCGCCGGTACGTCTTTCTTGGCGTTAACAAGGATTTCGGAAGGCGTTGACGTACCCGGCACAACGGCGAGAGACGTACCCTCGGTCGTCGGTACGTCTTTCTTGGCGTTAACAAGGATTTCGGAAGGCGTCGGCCCGTCACCCGAATAGCGCGCGGGCGTGAACAAGTTACTAGCGCCAGCAAAATTCGGACCCGACAACCGAGTACCTGTGACGACCATGGCGGGGTCTATAGCCGACGACACAGGGGCCGCTGGATACGCAGGCGGCGTCCCGTTGGCCCACGGAGCGGGCAACGCGCCATCTGGGCTGAATGGGATAAGACGTCCGGCGTCGTCCAAAACTCCAGCGCCTGTATACGCCGCACTGATGAGATCAGGCGCAAATGCCCCAACGTCAATCAGCCCGTTTTCAAGACCGCGCATTGCGTTGGAGACGTTCTGGTTGATAATGTCATTCTGGCTAGGACCAAACAGCTTGCCGCCAAGGTACGTCGCGCCGCCCGCCGTGACGCCGCCGATCAGCGAGTTTTTAAGGCTCTGACCTGTTGCGAGGCCACCACCAGTCGCGCCGAGGCCTGTGCCAACGGCAGTCGCGACATCCGTAGACAAGCCGAGCTTACTGAGTGGGCCGGTTGCGCCGCCCAGAAGCTGGCCACCGGCAGCCGTTGCGCCGCCCATGAGAGCACCCTTGAGGATGTTCTGACCCTTCAGGCCCGCGCTTACGCCTCCGACACCCGCGCCCAGACCGATAGTCCCAGCCGTACCCAAGCCCGCCAGCGGCGCGCTTGCGCCCATCGTGAGCGGGATCATGGCAATCGGAAGCGCCGTGCCGACAACGCTGCCGATCTTGCCGAGCGTGCTCTTGTTGGCCTTCTCGTGCGCCACGGTCGCGTAGCCAGACATCCCCGGCGTCGCCGCCTGAATGTCCCAGTTGGCTTTCCGACCGCCAGCGTCGGTCAGCCCCTGCGCCATATCGCGCGCTTTCTGCGCCGCGTCGTAGCCGACGCCCTCGAACACAACTTCACCAGTCGCGTTATTTATGAGGCGCACAGCCGTCTGCGGGCCTACCGCAAAGGTGTTGGTTCCCTTAGAAATCTGAGATGTCGGGTTACCCTTGTTCGACACCGGAGCCGCAAACGTCTGCGTCGGACCGCCGTAGCGCCCACCGATCAGGTCATAAGTGCCCAAGTCCGCGAGGGTGGTTCCCTGCGTGGCAGCGCTAAATGCGGTGTTGCCGTAGCCAGAGCCGGTAATATCTTCGCCGTCTTCGTAGGTGTACGGGTAGGCCATCAGTTATAGTCCTCAAGCATTGGGTAAGCACGCATGGCCCATTCCCGCCAATCATCGAATTGATATGGGTTTGGCGGGTTGCGCTGCGCAAATGGCTGCGCGCGTACAAAACCTGCTGCCCAAGTTTGCCATTCAGCCTCGTCATTCAGTTTCCCAAAGGACCAAGCGTCACCGATAGACAGTATAACAGCGTCGGCCCACTGAAGCAATGTCATCCCACGCGGGTCGATCATCCGATCACCGTTGCATCGCCGGGCTGCGTGTGCGCCAGAATAAGGCCCATCTGGTAGTCGCCCCCGACCGTGTTGCTTTCAAAGCGGAAGCGCAATTCGCGGCGCTGCGTCTTGAAGTAGATCACCTGATCTTGCGGCGTCGGTGGCTCCTCATAAATCGTCATGATGTCGCCGTTTACCTCCGGCGCGCGAGCGTTGGCGCGGCCCATAACCTGCACCGTCATGTTGCCCGACTGCACGAAGTCAGGCTCCATCATCAGCACCTGAATGGCCTTGTTCGTCTGCGCCGAGACAGGCAGCGATAGATCGGCGGTCTCAAAGAAAGACTGGATCGGCTGGATGCTCTGCCCGTCAATCGCATCGGTGCCGACCTCATGCACCCAGAGGCGGTACTGCGCCGTGCCGCTTTCCTCAGTGATGCGAGTATTTCCGTTTTCCGTAATGCGGACGTCGCCGCCCTGCGTAACGCGCGTCCCTGTCGGCGTGAGGTTGATCTCAACGCCCGTCATAAGCGGCTTGCGGAATACCGTCGGGAACGTGCCAGCACCGCGTCCGCCTTCAGGCAGTGGCGTGTCGTACCATGTGTCTTCGCGCACATTGTAGACGACTGCGTGGTTCGGCTCGGTGGATGACCCCTTGGGGAAGCACCACCATATCTCACCAAAGCGCGGAACCTTGATGGCAAACACCTTCTGGCGATACTCATAATTGAGGTTATCGAAGAAGAAGTTCAGGTTTAGGTTGTTGGGCACCTCGCGCACAACGCCGTTGAAGCTCAGGAAGCGATCCGAGCCGACCCAGAAGAATATTCCGTCATACTCAATCACGCTGTTGGCGCTCATGATGGACGACTGTGTGCTGATCGTGTCGAACTGGAAGATGGCATCGCCGCCCACAAAGGAGGCGCGCAGGAGGCTGTCCGCCGACCAGAAGAGGCCTGACGGTGAGTTGCCGGGGCCGCCACGCAGGGGCATGCCCTTGACGATCTTCTGGCCGGTGATGTTCGCAGCGCCTGCGCCAGAGCCGGTATAGTCAGCCGGATCGCCCGGCACAGACCAAGCCACATAGCCGTCATTACCGAAGATGAACGTGTAGGGCTGCAACGACACAACGCCGCCCGTCAGGCTGTAGCCCGTGGGAAGGTTGGTCACTTCGGTCAGTGCCGCAGTGCCGATCAGGTCGCCGATGAAGAGCTGCCCGCCATCGCTGTTGCAGATGCAGTTCAGGTTCGGCGCGACCTGCGCTATGATTTTGTTCGTGAAGTTGCCAAGGACATCTACCTCGGTGGCGACGTCAAACTGCCACATATTGCCAGCGTTCGTGGCAAGCGTTGTCGGCGTGCGGTCGTAGATGATCGACGTGTTGTACGTGCCGTCCATGTAGAGCCGCTCAATCAGATTGGCGGAGCCAGCATGGATGTAGGTTAGCGCGTCTTGAGTATACGCTTGCAAGGCGCGAGGGACGCCGCGCAGATACTTATTCGCCGAACGATAGCCGCCCATCTTACGCGGCAAGCCACGCTGAAAGCGCACCCAGCTACCGTCGACGTACTGGTCGCCTTCGAACTTGGTGCCGTCGCGCTTGATGCCCGGCAGTGATTTAATCTGTACGACGTTGTCAGCCACTAGCAGTCGCCTTTACGGGATGATGTAAGAAATTGCGACGGAGCCGCCCGCACCAACCACAATAGGATAGTTCGTACCGGGAGTTACTGCGATGTTGCTATATGTCACGGGAGTTGCTGTCTGGGACGCGCGATTAGGGTACGAGCCAGATAGCGTGGCGGCAGGGAAAGTGTAGCCTAAAGCCGATGAGTTTGTTCCATTATTGCCATACTGCTGAAACATCCCTTGGATCCGGTATTCTCCCACATCGGTATAATATGCGAGGCCAGACGGAGGATTTGGGGCCGTCCCAGTGCTACCAATCTGCCAAGTGGTTGCATACGTGTAATAGGGAAAGTTTACCGCTCCGAGGTTAACAAGAGTGTAAGTGTCGGTCACGCCGTTGCTAACAAAATCATATCTAGTTATATCATAAAAATAACCGCTTTGGTCACCGCCAGCGTTAAAAGTGTTGTAAACGTCATAAGGAATAGAGGCAATGTCGGCCCAAGGAATTGGTAGCGGACTTGTCCCAGTGCCAAAACCATTGTCTATGACTTGACTAATCCCCATCCAATTTTGAAACTCAGGATAGTCACCTTGCGCAGATCCGCCCTGACCAACCAATGTAGTGACGTTCGTCACTCCAGCCAACGGCGTAAAAGTGCCGTTTGATGTAAACGTCTGGGTATAAAGCTGGCCGCTATTCGATCCGCTGAAACCGAAAGCCCGCGCTGCCGCTGTCCCTCTACTGATGAGCGTGGGCACCTTAGCCTCCTCAAGAGAACTTGGATTGAGAACCTAGAACCGTAAAAGTTCCAGAGCCGGTCTTGATGATCGTGTACGTATACACGTCGATGCTGTTAGCGTTTCCGGCTGTTGGAACAAAGCCGCCCTGCCATTTTGTCGTGACGCCAGACGTGGTGCCATCGACCTGAACGGAACTGTTGTAATACGCCGTCGCGCCCTGCGTCGCCATGAACACAACAGTCACAGCCTGCCCAGTAGCAAGCGCCGTGTTCATGGTCGTGCCAGCCGCCCAAGTGAGGTTGACGGTCCAGTTAGCTGAGGCATTGGTCGTGTAGTACAGGACCGACTGCGTTGACGGGTAGATTGGGATGGTCCCAGTCGAAGCCGTTGCAGACACCGTGACAGGCTCAACGATGTTGCGTGTCGCGATTGCCTGCGCAGATGTGGAGCCGGTGAACGTCTGCGTTGCAGTGAACGTCGTTGCTGTGCTGGGGGCAACGTAGTCCGTACCAGCCGTCGCCGCGCTGAATGCCGACGCGCCTGCGCCCTTTACGATGCCCGTGATGTTGTTAACGCCCGTACCGCCCTGAGCGACCGTCAGGGGCGTCGTGAGGCCCGACAGGGACGTGATGTCGCTGTTAGCCCCAGAGGCAGCCGCAGCAATCGCAGAGCGAGCCGCAGCCGTTGTGCCAGCCGTAAAGACCGCGATACCAGCCGTCGTGCCGCCCAAGTTAATGAGAGCGCCGCCAGCGGTGATCGACCCCGTACCGCCCTGAGCCACACCCAGCGGAACCGAGAGGCCAGCAGTGGCCGCGTCAACGACGTTAGTGCCGTTTGAGTAGAGAATGGCGCGCGAACCCTGAATGACGTTCGCGGGCGTAACCTGCGACGCCGTGCGCACACCAAGCGTGAAGCTGCCCGTCGTCTGGTTATCGACCCAGTATTGCTGCGTCGTGTTCGGAACGACGATCTCCATGTTGGCGACCAGTGTGCCAACAAACTGGTATGCGATACGGTTAAGTTCCGAGCCAGACAGCGTGTATGGGCTGGTCTGGCCAGTCAGGTTAATGGACGTAAAGTCAAACGCAAAAGTGGCGTTCTGACCAAAACCAACCGTGTACCACGTAGTCCCATCGGTAACGACCGTGCAGCTATCTTCAATCGCAAGGGTGAGCGTGCTGTCGCCGTTAATCGTCTCGCCGCCGGACGGGTCAATCGTAAGATCGCCTGTGCCGTTGTTGCGGATGTTGACGTACCAGCCGTTTGTCAGCGACGCAGCGGCAGGGAGGGCGACAGTGCCAAGCGCGCCAGTCCAAACGTAGGTGGCACCGCGATCAGTAGCGCCCAGCGTGAAGTTGCTGTTAAAAGATGTGACCAGCGTGTTTGTCGAAAGCGTAGAGCCAGTGGCCGTCAGCCCATAGCCAGCCAACGCAGAAGCCTGAGCCTGTGCAGTGGCAGCGCCCATCTGATAAACGCGCCATGTGCCAGCCGCTGTCGTGTTGCTCGTCAGGTAAAGCTGAAACTGTAAGCCCTGCGCAATCGAGGCCAGAGTGCCGCCAGCATTGTTCTTGATGGTGATCGTGTTCGGGCCGAGGTTGTTGAACAACACCGTTTGCCCAGTTCCCGTCTGATCGGCAGGGGGCATGAGGATGGAGTAGGCACCCGTCGGCGTTACGTCGATGATACGCGCAACAGGCGTGAGGGTCGTGCCGCTCTCAAGAGGCCACTCAAGTTCGGTGTCTGCCGTCAGAGGCAGCGCCAAATAGGAAACGTCGGACGGATAGATCGTCGATCCGCCGAAGACCTGTGTGTAGGTGTTGGTCATTAGGCCTCCTTACGAACCGACGAGCGGTCGAGTATCTTGGCGAGGTCTTCGCCGTTGAGCATTGCGGCGGCGCGGTCGTACATCTGCTGCCATACGGGGATGCGCTCGTCGTTCTTGAGGAACGGCGTTGCCTCCAAAAGCGTGCCGTAAAGCAAGAGCTGCGGCGCGTAATCGGTGAGCCAGTTGGTCTGTACCTCATCATCGAGAAGAGGCGGCAACTCGTAATACAGCACCTCAAACGGATACGCAGCATCCGGCGTCGGGGCGATCAGCCAGTTGCTATAGTCGTAATCACCGTAAAAGATTGGCTGTTCCGTCTGAGAGCGATCAGGCCAGTAGCTGAGTAGATACTCATAAGCGCGAGTGAACAGCACCTTGCGCGTGTTGTTCTGCGTGCCTGTGCCGATGTTCATCGACACCGTATCGCGCCAGCGATCAGGCTTGGGGTAGACTGACTGGCCGACAGTGAGAGTGCCCGTGACGACGTTGATGAAGCCCTGTATCTTGAGTTCACGGGAAATCCGGCGCTCCGCGAGGTTAATCAGGCGCGGGATTTGCTCGTAAACAACAGGATCTGACGCATAGGAGTTGCCGCGCTCTAGGTAGCGCCGAACGTCCTGCTGGAGCGTCGTGAAGGTCATTGTGGTCGCCATGGCGCAGTCCTACAGCATTTTGTGGCAAAACGCCACGGTCAGGATAGGTACTCGAAAAGAAGTCCAGCGACAGCCAAAACGAGCGCCCCGAGTGTCATTTTACCCTTGGAGACGCCGACCTTCTTCCCGAGGGGGAGGGTCTCGCCGATCACGGCCTTCGCTGCTTTCTTTGCGAGGATGTCTTTGATTTTCATGTCGATCTCCTTACGCCCAAGCGGCGTATTTTTTGGTCTTCAGTTTGCGGTCGTCGAGGCCGTGCGTGCCACCATTGATGCGCTTCGTCAGCGCAAGGATGGCCTTGTCGTTGATCCCTTGGTCGCAGATGCCCCAGAGCTTGTTGCGGTCGAAGAACCACAGCGCGCTCTCAAAGCAGAGTTCGCCAGCCACAAGGTCTGGGTTGTCCATGATGTCGGGGCGACCGATGTAATTGGCGAACGCCTGATAGTTGTCCTTCCCGGTCAATTGGAGCGCGCCGCGTCCACGAAATTTCCAGCCGTCGCCGGAGTTCTCAGGCCCGTTACCCATGCGGTTGGCATAGACGCGATTGGCGATCTTCTGCGGCTGGCGCTCGTACAGGCGCGCCTCCAGATCGGTCTTGAAATACTTGCCGAAGATGGCGCGCAGGCCCTTCGCGCTGTAATTCAGGTTCTCGCTGAACGTCTTGAAGCCGCCGCTTTCATGCGCCGTTTGAGCAAAGAAATGCGAAGCCCGAGCATGCGACAGCTTATAGTAAGCCGAAGCCTTCTTGAATGTGCTCGGACCAAACGCACCATCTGCCGATACTCCGATCTTTTTCTGAAGTTCAATCAGGCTCACTTGTCCTGCCCCTTATTCCAAAGCTCAAAGAGCGTTTTGATCTTCTCCTCCGCCACGCCAAGGCGCACGTCCATCTTCGCGAGGATGATCGTCAGCGTAATGAACGCAAGAACAATTGGCCATAGCTGACCAATCATTTCAACGGTGGAGAGTTCGTCCATCTTTATGCCGCCGGATTGCGCCAGTCAGGGAAGTCATCCTCATCGACCACGCCGTCGCCATTAGCGTCATAGCGCAGGTCGTTCCGGTACTTTTCCCAAGGGGCCATATCATCGTCATCGTCGTCGTTGTCTTCCACAATCGGCTCTTCGTGAGACACAACGGGGTTTGATGTTACTGGGTGAGACACAACAGGCTCAGGCTCTGGCTCAGGTGCAGGCTCAGTCAGTTCCAGTGGCTCTTCGGGCTTCTTGTCACGCGCATTGGCGTTGAGGCTCAGGCCGCCCAGCAGACCGACAAAGGCACCGATGACCATGTTGAAGGCTGGGCCGACGATCTCGAACACCTTGTCGCTGTCCACGACAGTGTCAGGAACGAACAGTCCGATGACCAGAGCGGCCACGACCACAAGCACGACGCAGGCCAGCGTCACGACGGCGGTGCGGATCGTGAACTCGACCGTGTCCTCGATGCCCTCGCGGTTGCTCTCCAACTTATCCCAGAAGCTCATCATCTTCTTCCTTCTCTGGCTTCTTCGGCTTCGTCTCGCCGCTGCCCTGTCCTGCCATCAACCCAGCCAATGCTCCGACGATGAATGTCGCAATCGGGTTGATCAGCTTAAAAAACTCCGCGTCGTTAGGTGCCTGCCCATCCATCGGCTGTGAAACGAATATGAGCGAGTATAGCACAGTCGCGACGATAAACATAAGGGTCACCGACAGCACGACGCCGACGATGAAGCGGAGCAGTTCCTCTGGCGTCCATTCTCTAGTGGGTTTCATTTTCCTCACCTGTCGTCACCAGATATTCGGTGCAATAGCCTGAAGCCACGCAGCCGGGCTTCTGGCACTCTGCCGCTTTCCAATTCTCTGGATCTTGGCAGTAGTACCGGAAGCGGTCCTTGCACCCAGACAGCAGCAGAAGCGCTACGATAAGGGCCACCTTCATGTCAGTTCACCTTGAGCGCAATCGTTGCCAGTAGGCCGATGATGCCTCCTGCGCAGCCAATCATGACCGCCTCGAGGCGCTTGATGCGCAGGATGGTCTCGCGCCAGCGTTCGGCGCAAACCGCCTCGTGCGTGTCCAGACGGGCGTCAACGTCTTTTACTGTAGCCATTATTTGAGGTTCCGCAGCTTGTAGATGGTGGAGAGATATACACCTGTCAGGGTATCAATCAGGTTAGCGACAGCCCGATTGCCCTGACAGATGTCCTCGTGATGCTCTTCAATCCACGCAGCGTCGGCCTCGAGGAGGGACAGAATGTCGCTGTTCGTGTCCGTTGGCGCGGGGATGTTGCCGATCAGCTCGAATGCGCCCTGATAGGCCTCGACGAGGTCGTCGATGGCCTCGATGATCTCGTCGTAGAAGGTGCCCAGCGCCATGTGCTTGGCGAAGCTGCCTGTGCCGGTCGCACGCCAGTGCTGGAAGTGAGCGCAGTTGCGGGCGTAGAAGACCCGACTGATTAGCTGTTCGATCATGTTGGTCTCCTTAGTAAGTCGGGAACGCCTGCGTTGGCGGCGTAAAGGTTGTGGTGTAGCGAGCAATGCCAGCGGTAACCCGCAGGTCGTCAATGTAGCCGTTGAAATAGCCCTGAGCGCCGTCCCAGTTACCGCCACCTACGAAAGTCCCGCTGTAGCCCCAGTTGAAAGTTGCGCCAGATGATACGGTTGCGTTTGCCACCTGAGTGCCATTGCGGAACATCTTGACCGAAGTACTGCTATCGCGGACGATTGCTAGGTGGTACCAAGTGCCAGTGCTGTTGGTTACGTTGGCAACCAAAAGGGCACTATTGCCTGCGGACGGACTACTCCAACCCGAGCTACCCCAAGCGATCACAAACTTATCATTGTACGAAGCATTGTCTGAATTGCTGGCCGTCAGGGCAAGCGCATCTGTCGTGAAACTTCCACGGTTGTTACCGAAGACCAGCGGGTAATTTGTGGTGCGCGTAGAGACGTAAACCCAGCATTCAATGGTCCAGTTGCCAGTGCCGAAATTCATGCTGGTCGCACTGGGCATGAATAAGTTGTCTCCGCTCCCATCGAAATACACCGACGATCCGCCGAACTTCGACACCGCTGTGCTGACCTGCGCGTTACCGACAGTCTCCATGTCGTTGATCGCCGTCGCATCGTATGCGCCAGCGTTCATGCCGTTGAGCAGGAGAACCGTGTTTGGGGTTGGTGTTACTGGGGCGGTCGGCGGGGTGAAGTTGGCGGTGTAAACGGCAGTGCCATTGACGGCTCTGAGATCGGTGATGTAACCGGGGAAATAATAGCCCGCCCCGTCGCGTATGGCACCGATAAGCTGTGAAGCTGCGTTAGCGTTAATTGATGTGGTAACGCCGGACCACGAAGTGTCGAGAACCCCGTTTACAAAGATACGAAGCGTCC